ATATTTTGGTTTTTAGTTTATGCGTTGGTAGTCATCACTAATGCTCCAGTACCAGTAAATGATGCAGAGAAAGTAGCTGGAGATTCCATGTCACCAGTAAAGTCTAAAGACTCAACCGCTGCAGTTCCAGTCCAAATCTTGTCACCACTAACAAAAGTAGAGAAAGTCAAAGTAACATCAGTTCTTGAGCTAACAGAAGAGAATAAGTCCTCTACGTTTACTCCAGCAGCAGCAGATTCGATAACCGCTAAACCATCTGTAGAAACTGACCAAGAACGAACGCCTTGAATTTGCTGAGCCCATCCACCACTGTCTTTTGTAGTAGATTCTGGTAAGTCTGTGCTTACGCTAAGTGAACAAGATGTAGAGTGAGCTACTGCTACACCACCTATTTTAACGACTAATAAAGTACCGTTAAATACGCCAGTTGTTGCCATTTTATTTGTTTTTTATGTTATTATTATAATGTTTGAGTCACAAAGTGATTAACTATGATGACTCTTCTAAAAATATATGTTTCTTCTACATAGTCAAAAGTAGCCTGGTTTGATGCCATATTCCTTGTAACTATCTTGAAATCTGGAGAAGCATTTGGATAATCTGCAGGAGCTGTTCCTATGATTTCCAACAATTGGTTAGCCCATGTGTCTACCGACTTTTGTCCTACTTCTCCAGACTTAAATGTTCTATAAACAATGTCAAACTGTATGCTTACATCAAAGTTATAGCTTGTTTTATCACTATTCTCTACTGATGTCTGAGAACTTATTAACAAGAATGGAGGCTCTGAGTAATCTGGAGCTATGGTATCATATACCGATAACTCGTACTCAGCAGCATTTATCTTGTCGAAATAAGCCTTTCGTATAGCATATCCGCAGTCTTTCATTATCCTTCTACCTCTTGTTCTTTAACTTCCGTTTGTTGCCCATTTTGAGCCTCATTTAGCTTACTAAAGAACTGAATCAATGGTAAACCATACTTTGTTGGCATCTCCTGGAAAAAGCCATCTAATTGCTTAATTTGCTCTTCGTTTAGTGTAATTGTCATATTTGGTTATTTTTTACAAATTTAGGTAAAATATATTACTTAATTTGGGTAATTGTATATTCCCATGTAGTGTTTCCAAATCCAGAGCCAGTAGTTAATCTTAAATCTAATCCACTCATACCTAATGTTAAATATAAAACTGGATTGGTATTATCTTGGAAAATATTAAAAGCTGCTGCATTTGTTCCATACATACTTGCAATACCATAAACAATATTTCCACCAGCACCTCTTTGACTTAATACAATTCTGTAATATGATTGCTTAGCAAGATTTGAAAAAGTATAAAATGTAGTAGTTGTTCCACCACTTGATACAAATGAACCATTTTTAGCATAAATACCACTATTGCCACCTTCAGCTTGTTTAAATATAGAATCTGTTTGTATTTGACCTACAGCTGATATCGATGCACTAGCTATAGTATTACCAGCGGCATCTATTGTTAATAATGGAGTACCACTATTGGAAAACTTAAATCCTCCATATCCAGCTAAACCAGAATCAAATTCTATTGCACAATCTTGTCCACCATTTGATGAAGTATAACTATTAATTCTTAATCCTCTTGTAGAACCATACGTAGTAGTAGAAAAATTTGCTAATCTTGTATCATTTCCAGTTGCAGTAAATGTAGCAACACCAGTATTAGCAATAGTTAAAAATGTTGTTCCACCGCTAGTACCACTTCTACCTTTACCAAACATAAATTCAGGAGTACTACCAGAAGCATCTGAATCTATGTTAAAATACATTCCATCTGCAGAATTAATTATTGCATTTGTTACACCAGCATCACCTACCGTTAATGTGCCTTTTGTATTTAATACACCAGTAATTGTTCCACCAGCTAAAGGTAAGTAAGCACCACTTGCTAAAACTGAAGTATTAACGCTACCATCCGCCATTAAAAACTGAGATGCTGTACCACCACTCTTAACTAAAGTAGTTGCGTTTAAAGTACCTATGATTGTAGCAGCATTACCGCTACCACTTGCTTTGTTTATATATAATCCTTCTCCGTTACCATTCTTAGTGATGTTTAAGGCTATACCACTTCCGCTTGTATGGCCAATAGTGAAAGTATCTCCACTACCACTACTTGAGAAGCTACCAGTAGTTCCGATTAATCCGCCAGTCAACGTTCCACCAGTCAAGTTTAATTTACCATTAAGTTGAGTTTGTATAGAACTTGTAACACCAGCTAAATAACCTACCTCTGTAGTTGTTGTAGTCGCACTTGCTGCAATCTTACCACTACCATCAGAAACCAATGCTCTTGATGCAGTTAAGTTAGCAGTTACTACGCTTGATGCACCACCAGTTATAGCAGCTTGTGCTCTTGCTGTAGTAAAGTATTGATTTGTTCCCTCAGCAACATCTGATGTTGTTAAAACTACTGTTCCAGCAAATCCGTTTACGGTTGTAACTGGAAAAGTAATGTTTGTATTTGAAGCACTTGTAATTCTACCTTTGCTATCTACAGCAATAGTAGGTACCGCAGTAGAAGTTCCGTAAGTTGTTGCAGTAACTCCAGTATTAGCTAAAGTTAAAGCAGATGATACGTTTGCACTACCATCAAAACTTACTGACCATGTAGCATCTCCACTTGCAGCTATTGTTCTAGCAGTTGCAAGTGCGTTTGCAGCGTTTGCTGTACCAGCCAAATTACCTTCAAAGTTGGCAACCAATGTTCCAACAGTATATCCAGTTCCAGTAGTGTTAACTACGTTAGTAGGTTCATCTACTAAGCCAGTAAAGAATTTAAACTTACCAGCATCAGAAGCATCTCTAAATAAACCAGTAAACTCTACACGAGTTTGAGGAGTATCGTAATATCTTCCATAATATCCTATGTCTACAGCATCTGTAGTATTATTATCATTTGCAACCTCAAACAATGGGTCTTTAGCCGATATTGATTGAGTATTTACATAAGTTGCAGTACCATTAATCGTTAAGTTACCACTTACAACTAAGTTGTTTGGCATTGTAACGTCATTGGTAAATGCAAGAGTTGTTGTATTTGCAACAGTTGTAGCTGCTATTTGATTAGCAGTTCCGTTAATTGTTGTAATACCTAAGTCAGTCCAAGTAGCTGAAACTACGTTTGTATCTTGCTGAGTTAGTGATAAAGTCTTAGTAGTAGTTCCACTTACTGCAGCAGATACGATAGAACGATTGTAAGCTGTATCGTATTGACCTAATTTAACAGTAGTAGGAATAGCATAACCAGCAGTTAAGCTAAATACACCGCTATTATTGGCGTAACTTAAACCAGTAGCTGATGATGACAATGCAAGTCTTGCACGAGTATCTGTATAGTATAAATTTGAGCCTTCTGCTAAATCTGTAGTAGTCTTTGCAGCTAAAGCAGTATCAAATCTTGCTTGTGTATAGTAAAGGTTTGAACCTTCAGCTAAATTGGTTGTACTCTTATTGCTAAAAGCAGTATCAAATCTTGCTTGAGTGTAATATAGGTTAGTTCCTTCTGCAATGTTTGTTGTAGTTAAAGTAACTGTACCACCTAATGATACCGCTTGACCATTTATTGTTATTGAGCTATTAGCTAAACTTGCGTTTGGAATAGCAGCTAAGTTGAATACACCAGTTGCGTTATCATAAGCAATACCAGTTCCTCCAGTTACACTTAAAGCGGTTCTTGCTCTTGCATTAGTAAAATAAAGATTTGCTCCTTCTGCCAAGTTCGTTGTGCTCTTAGCAGCGAAAGCTGAATCAAATCTACCTTGAGTATAGTATAAATTGCTACCTTCTGGTACAACGCTTGTAGTTCCAGTAAAGTTACCAGTTAAGGTTGCAGCACCATCATTATATGTCCATGTAATTCCAGTTCCATTCTGAATCAATGCTGCTACTGTATCATCAATTAAATCTTGTATTTGAATACCACCACCAGTAATAATCAAATCACCAGTAATAGTTAAATCTCCATGAATTGTAGCTGCAATAGTTGAAACAGATATTGCAGTATTTACACCAGCTCCATCTTGAACTCGCTGTAAAGTAGCACTTACGCCAACATTATTAGCACCAATCTGTAATACTTGTCTATATGTATTTTTTACCGCTTTACCTTGAAGAGTAGCCATTATATTTTAAT